AGTCGTGGTTTCGTTAAACACAGACGCATTTATTATGCAATATAAAGGTGCGCTTCCTTATATGACCTATGACGAGCGAAAAGAAATTTTACAAGCTTGTGTGTATGTCTCTGCTGTTATTCCAAACGAAGATGGTGCTGACTCTAAACCAAGCATATTAAAAATTAAACCTAACATAATCGCTATTGGTTCAGATTGGGCTAAGAAGAATTATTACGAACAAATGAACTTCACTCAAGATTGGCTAGATGAGCAAGGTATTAGTTTAATTTATATTCCATATACAAAAGGAATATCAAGTAGTCGAATCAAAAAAAGATTATGATTATTGACGCCATAACTTTTGGTGGCGAACTTGATATGCTTGAAGGTCGCTTAGAAACTAAATATCACGATGTAGATGCTTTTGTGATAGTTGAGGGCGAATTGATGTACGCGAATCAATCTAAAGGTTACTTGTATGAAGAAAATCAAGACAGATTTAAGAAGTATTCAGATAAAATTGTATATACAAAAATCAAGTCGTTAAACAATAATGATGCGTGGGCTAATGATTATCATCAAAGAAGCCAACTTACTCAAGCAGTTAAGAAAATGGCTCAATCGGAATCAGACATAATTATAGTTTGCGATACTGATGAATGGTACGCAACTGATTCTATTTTAAACTTAAATGAAACCATCGCTTTTAATATGCCAAAATATCACATGAGTTTGTACTGGTATCACAAACACGAATTGACAGGTATTGCTGGATTATGGAAGCATCTTAAAGATAAAGATTTGAATAACGAAAGATGGCGCAGGAATAGTTTTACTTCTGTCACCTCTGGTCATCACTTAACTTCAATGGGCAGTCTTGATTATTTGATAAATAAAGTAAGGGGATTTGCTCATCAAGAACTTATTTCAAGTAATCTAGATGAAGAGTTGAAGCATTGTTGGACTTACGGCCACGATTTGGCTAACGAGCATTTTACTGAAATAACTTTAGAATCGGCAAATTATCCTAAATGGATTACAGAACACAAAGCACCTGCTGGTTGGTATAGGAAACGACCTTGATTGTCATTGGTACTACACCTAAAAGAGAAAACTGGTTGGCTCAATGTTTAGCATCAATAAGTAAGCCAGTATTAGTTTTATCTGACTTCACTTACGAACTAGGTAAAATAAAGTGGATAGTAGAGAATACCAACATAGAAAAGTTTATGTTCTTGCAAGACAGCGTGGTTGTAAAAGATGAAAAGTTATTTGAGTTATTAGAGGAAGATGGCTCAATAGCCCTATCAAGTGACCCAGCGCCATACGGAATGTACTTAGGCGTTTATGAAAGAAAAGTGTTAAGCAAAATCGACATACCTGTTCCAAGAAACAAAAGAGAAGCCATAGATTATGAAATATCTTGGACACAAGCTTATTGCTCTGCTGCTAAAAAAGTGCGAATAGCCTTCGATAACCTCAACGATAGGTCAGCCACAAGAAAAGAAGTGGTCTTTGATAGAGAAAATCTAGTTTTAGAAAATGATTATTTGATTAAATACAAAGGTAATTGGGGACAAAAACCTGCATTAGACTAAGATAAGAATTGATAAAGGAGTTATTTTGGCAATCACAAACGGATATGCGACCCTATCTGAAGTAAAAGCAGCGTTGCGTATCTCAGATGCTATCGATGACACACTTCTTGAAATGGCTATTGAATCAGCCTCAAGAGTTATTGATGGTTATGCGTCACGTCATTTTTATTCATCAGGAACAGCAACTAGATATTATGTCGCAAATGATAACTATGTGGTTCAGACTGACGACTTAGCAAACGGAACTATCACATTAAGAAGTTCAGAATCAGCCAATGGACAATATGACGTCACATGGGGCAGCGATGATTATCAATTAGAACCACTCAATGGAGTTTTAGATGGACAAAACTGGCCATACACCAGCATTAGAGCAATAGGAGATTACCTATTTCCAATTTTAGGTGGAGAAGCCTTAATTCAAATAACTGGCACATGGGGTTGGTCCTCAGTTCCAATCGCAATTAAACAAGCTTGTATTATTCAATCTTCAAGAATTTATAAGAGATTAGATTCCCCTCTTGGTGTTGCTGGCTTTGGAGATTTAGGCGCAATCAGAGTTTCAAGAAATCTTGACCCAGATGTAGAACAATTAGTAATGCCTTATAAGCGCATGAGGAACTTTGCTTAATGGCCTTAATAAGCGAAATCAGAACTGGATTAGCGACTAACTTAGCAACCATAACTGGTCTTAGAACAACTGCAACAATTCCAGATAATCCCAATCCTCCTATCGCTTTAATTTCTCCTAACACTGTGCAATTTGATGATGTTTTTAAAAGAGGCATGCAAACTTATAGTTTTAATGTTTTGCTCATAGTCGGAAGAGCAGACGAAAGAAGCGCACAGAATAGTTTAGACGCTTATTGTGCATCAACTGGTTCATCTAGTATCAAGTTAGCCATAGAGTCAGATAAGTCTCTTGGCGGCAAGGTATTTGATACGAGAGTTACTGAAATGAGAAACTACGGACAACTCTCAATAGGTGAGGTAATATATCTATCAGCAGAGTTTTCAGTAATCTGCTACGCAGACTAGGAAAAAGGAAAAACAACAATGGCAAAATTTGCTGCAACAGACCATAAGATTACTGTTGCTGGAGTAGACTTCAGCGCAAATCTTAACAGCATTGAATTATCACAATCAGCAGATGAATTAGAAACTACTGCTTTTGGTCAATCATGGAGAACAAGAATCGGTGGCTTGAAAACTGGTACTGTAACTCTAAACTTTATGCAAGACTTTGGCGCAGGTTCAGTAGACGCTACCTTGAATCCATTACTTGGCTCAATCGCCACAGTAGTTATTCAATCAGCTTCAGGAACAGTATCTGCAACCCAACCTAAATACACCGCAGAATGTCTCGTCACACAGTATTCTCCATTCGCGAGTTCAGTTGGCGATATAGCCACACTTTCTGTAACATGGCCTACATCTGGAACTGTTACAAGAGGAACTGTCTAACTTATGAAACTAAACCTGCGCGTTACATATAACGCAAGTGAACCTAAAGAAATCACTTGTTCTGCGAAAGACCTAGTTGCGTTTGAAGAAAAATACGATAGGTCAGTTGCTAAACTCCAAGAAGAGTTCAAAATAACTGACCTATTGTTTTTAGCATGGCATAGCGAAAAAAGAACCAATGCCACAAAAAAAGATTTTGATAATTGGTTAGATGATATTGAATCAGTAGAGGTAAGTGAAGCAAGCCCAAAATAGTTGGGCTAGGTGACAATTCAGCACATTGGTATATTGCTTACTTAGCCATTGAAACTGGAATAGCCCCCTCGCTTTTAATGCAAGAATCTGACAGAATGTTATTTACACTAGGCATGTATTTGCGATGGCGTGCTACTCAACAAGCGAGGCCAAATGATTGAAACAGAAATTAAGGGCATAAGAGAAGCACTTAATACTTTGGCAAAGTTTGATAAAGAATTAGTTAAAGAATTACGATTAGATTTAGCAAGAGTCGCACAACCACTATCAAGTGCAATCTTGGCGCGTATTCCTAGTCACCCTCCGATAAGAGGATTTGACCACAACGGAAGAACAGCATGGCCAAAGAAACCTGTAAAGATTAGAACAAAATTAAATACTTCTACAAGCTTCAGACAAATGAGAACTTCAACTGTAAAAATAATTGTAAGTAATGGTGGAGTCGAAATTGCTGACATGGCAGGCAAGAGAAACGATATTAAGACTTCAGGTATGACCAGAGCCTACGCAAGAGGTTCAGTGATTATGCATCACAGATTAAACGGACAAGGTAGAGGCATGATTAACGCTTTGAGTCAAACTGGTGTTGGGAAAGCTTCTAGATATGTTTATCCAGCAGTTGATAAATATAAAGACACGATTACCATAGAGATAGATAAAACAGTTCAACAAGCAATTATTAGAGGTAATGAACGCATGAAACAGAGAGTTGCTTAAATGGCCATTATTGTTCCGATTAAAACGGAATGGGATAAAAAACAACTTGATTTAGCAATCAAAGATATTAATAAAGCCAAAACTAAACTAAGTGGTCTATCTACTGGCACTAAACAAACTGGTGGAGCCTTTGATTCACTAGGTGGTTCAATTAAGAAACTTGGATTGAGTGTCGCAGCAGTTTTTGGCGCAAGAGAAATAGGACAATTCTTTTCTGCTTCTATTAAGGGAGCGATAGAAGATGAAAAATCATTAAGATTATTAAATAAGACTTTAGAAAATATGGGCTTTCGTGGAGCCACTCAGCAAGTAGATGACTTCATTGGCAAATTACAATATTCAGCAGGTATCGCTGATGATGAATTAAGACCAGCATTAAACAATCTTGTTTTAGCCACAGGTAATCTTTCTAAGTCACAAGAACTTTTACAAGTATCTCTTGATGTTAGTGCGGGCAGTGGTAAAGATTTAGATTCAATTACTGTCGCGCTCGCAAAGGCATACAACGGGAACTTCACAGCACTTAAAAAACTCAATTTAGGCATAGATGAATCTTTAATTAAAAACAAAGACCTGAGTGGAATTTTGAGCGTTTTATCTGTCAAGTTTGCTGGTGCTTCTGCTAATGCTGTTGATACTTATGCTGGAAAAATAAAAATACTTCAACTTGCTGTTGGTGACGCGCAAGAAGCGATTGGTTACGGATTTTTAAATGCTGTTGAAAGAGTTTCTAAAGCATTAGGCAAAGATACAGGTGGGTTAGCGAACTCAATAAAAGACATTGGCGATGAAATTGCTCTAGTAATTGAAGGCGTAGGAGTCTTAACTGCTGAAGTAATTACTGCTGCAAATGAAACTGAAAAGTCTTTTAAAGGATTAGTTGCTACTTTATTTACAGAAATTTTCGCTGGCGCTTTAACAGTACCCAAGTGGTTGATTGATTTTCTAACTGGCAAAGCCAAAACAGCAAGACTTGAAGGTCCGGCAAGTGCAAGTCCAGCAGGTAGCAGATTAGCGCAACAAGCAAAAAAGAATCAAGACGCACTTGAAAAGGAAGCACAAGCAACAGAAGCAGCCAAAAAGGCTCAAGAAGAATTAAAAAAGAATACAGAGTCATTAACAGAAACCAATATTAATTATGCCAAGTTTGTGGCAGGAACTAGTCCACAATCTCTTGAAGGCGCAACTAATTTAGCAAGAGAAGCTTTAGGTTCTATTCAAAAAACTATGGAAAATCATCCTAAAATAAATGATGCTCTAGTAAAATCCTTTAGAGATTTAGCCTCAGTTGTTCAAAATAACTTTTCTTACGCATTAGACCAAGCAAAGCAAAAACTAGATGCAGCCAAACAAGAATATAACAACTTCAAAGACAGCATCAAATCTTCCATAACTGGAGTAATGAACTTCACAGCCATAGCAGAGGGTTCAACTTTCTTAGATAACTTGACAGAACAAGCTAAACAAGCAAAAGCTTTTGGTGGCCAAATACAACAATTATTAACTATGGGACTAAACGAAAGAGCCATTACTCAA